GCACTGCCAAAAGTCCCTGATGTAACTTTGCTCGCTTCTATGACAGGAATATCACTAGCAACAAGCGTCGCACCTGTTGTGATATGGCCTTGAGCGTCAACTGTCACTTTTGTGTAAGTGCCAGCCGCAACAGAATTGCTGTGATTTATGTTGTCGTTAGTATCAACAACAAGCCCTGTCCCAGGGATAACAGCACCTTTCGCTGTACTGGTCGCAGCCGGTAAATCTGCTGCTGCTAAAACACGACCTCCAGTAATTAAACCTTTGGCGCTGTATGTAACAACGTGATGCGTCGTGCTAGCTGACACGTCGTTATCAACGGCAATCGTGTTGGAGTCAAGGCGAAGCCCTGCTCCGTTAACAATCACACCACCTTTTGCGCTTGTTGTGGCAACAGGAATGTCACTGCCATCAATTGTTCTGTAAGCAACCGTTCCACCAGCACTGGTAGGACCAGCCATAAACTGGTTGGCTGCAGACGTGCCATCAATTGTTGCTGCAACTGCAACACTGCTGCCATTTGTCGTAGCTGTGATGTTGATGGTGCCAGTTGTGTCGCCAGTTACCGCATTGATCGATCCTGCCGCTTTTAAACTGACCCAAGCACTTCCGTTCCAGCAATATAAAAAATTATCGTCAGTATCTAAAGCAAGCTGACCCGTAAACGCCCCAGAGCTTGGCAGCGTTGTAACGAGATCAACAGTAGATTCATTTCCCAGCTTTGCTGCTGTAATCCCTCCAGCAGCGACCTTTGCCGTAGTTATTGCAGCATCGGCAATGTCAGCGGTGGCAATGTCACCAGCCGCAAACAAGATTTTTGCACCTGGGATTGTGTCGTCAGCAATTAGCGTGACGCCATTTGCCACTAGATCGCCAATTGTCAGTTTCTTGGTTTCGCTTGCGCCTACATCAACGACAGGAACCACATCAGCAGCTACTAGAGCGGCACCTGCAAGAGCTTGCAGTTCACTGATTTTTAAATCAGCCATTGGTTGTCAGCTCCGGATCACGTTAATTGCTGTAAGCCCAGCTTAGCTGCATCGTCTTGATCCAAGTTCAATTCGCCGCTGTCTTCCTGCAAAAGGTTGATTTGTGGCTCGGTTTCTACACGCAGCCGTAATTCACCTGTTGTCACAAAATCAGCCGTTATCTGCACCGTATTGTCTACAGCAAACTGAATCGCGGCTGCTGTAATAATCCCTTCTACGCGCCAAAATATTTCATCATTACTCCGGTCTGCAACGCCGCTTGGGTTGTATCCAGCTTTCTTTAAGAAAAAGCGCCCAATAAAGTTACTGCCAACCTGTGTGCGGTGCGCTAGCTCGTATAAATACATTGGCAATTCTTCTGTCGCATTGCCCGTATATTCCCAAAAAGCACTAATGCGACCAGAGCCAGAAATTAACGTGTTTACCCTGGTGCGAAACTCATCTGAAAGACCCGTAGTGTCTACAGTTTCACGCTCAGTGTTAATCTCATAACTGTTAACTTGCGCCAACAGTTTTGGGCCTTTACTCGAAACAGATATTTCTACTGGAATAGCATTCCCCGGAGCTGCAAGCGCAATCGAATTGGCTATGCCACCGGTCACAGCATGTGCAAAACTGTTGTAAAGCCTTATCCCGTCTAGCTCGTCAACGTAAATAAACTTTTTAACACTTGTATCTGTGTACCCGTTGATAAAATCTAATCCGCTACCATCTCTGCTTGTGATTTCTATTTCATCACCGGTTAAAAGCTGGCCGTGGTCAAGATCTGTAAATTTGTTTAGGTTGCCTTTTGCGTCAACACTTTGGTTTGTTTTAGAAAAACTAAAGCGTTTGCCCGCTACATTGACGCTTCCAGTATTAATCGTTGCTACTATCGTGCCACTGTTAAATACACGCCTTAATTCAATTTGTCCTTGTGACCCTAAGTATACAGTCATTAAGTCGCCCCCGTATCGCCTATGGTTACTTCCGCAAGCTCGCCGGTCCCTTGAAATGATATCTCAGCCCTTACGATATCAGCCGTTGCTGCTCCAAAACTAGCGCCTGTAACGTAAGCATTCATAATAATATTTTTGTTGTCTACACCATCTACTATTGAAAATGTTAAACGAACAATGTCTGCGGAACTTACGCCATCCGCTCCAGACTTGTATATTTTACTAAGCAAGGATGTTGTGTTAAATGCACTGGGGCCTTCTCTGTAGTACAGCAGTGTTGCACTGCCGGTATAGCCGACAACCCCTGGGGAATAGCTTCTCAAATGGTCGCCTATCGTCGTGGTTTCCAGTGTTTCAAGACTTGCTTGCACTGAAAAACTGACTACCTTTGCAACGTCAACGCCGCTTACGCCGTCAGCACCGCCTACGCGAAGGTTCCCGTCTCTGCCCGTAAAGACCTTGCCTTCTGTTCCTACTTGGCCTGCTGACATTAGGTACTCTCGTCAATGACGTCAATGACGCCAATCAGATTCACTGTAACAGTGCTGATGCCAGGGCGCACCTGTACCACTTGAGGTGCGCTTTCGTACCGGTAAGCATTGCCAGCGGCTGACGCTCCAAGCGCATCTCGACTTCCTTTCCAGCCCGCTCGAACAATTTTGTTGACACCGAAGACAGTAAATGTTCCCTTCATTTCGTCGTAGTGGTCAAGAAATAATTCAGCATTCGCATCAGTGATATTTGCGTAGCTCAGCGACAGCTTCATGTTGGTGCGTAAGCTGCCGTACAAGATTCTGGCTTCTGCTCCGTTTTGGGACTTATAAGTTTTGACCGGGTAGGAACCAGAGTCAAAAGATTGGCTAGTAGGACGTACCAGATTACCTTGTGCGTCAGTCGTAGGAAACGGAGTGGTCATCAGTCAAACACCACGAAGTTGTCGTCTTCTGATACTAAATCAGCAAGCTGGCTTGAGCCGTCTTCGTAGCAAGGATGCTCTGAAGCCACAATATCAACAGTTCCCTCTTGGGAGAACGTTAATTGTTCCACAACATACACATTCTCTGAATTTTTAGGTGAGTGCACTGTAAATATGATGCCTCTAAATTTTTCGTCTTGCACATGGCCGTTAGACACTTGCATCATGCCATTATCTATATCCACTTTCCCTGAACCTGCTTTAAAAAATGTCACAGCATACTGGCCGTCAGAAAGAGGCTGGACGCTATTAACCTGCCCACCACTTGATACTGTTCCATTATTGGCGCTGCTGTAAGGGCTTGATTCTGTAATAACTTTAATGTATGAGCCTGCTTTAAGACTGAGCCCATGCACTGTTGTTGAGAAGCTAACTGTATGGGTAACTAACTTGCGCAAAGACAAGAAATATTTTGCAACCATTACTGCGTGCTCGCGAGATGTGCAAAACTGCGTTAAATCAAATTGTTCATCAGCGGGTTGTTCAACATTGCTTTTGTTGACAGGGTTAAACACTGACGCGGCGCCTTTGACAACAATGGACCTTTCTTCAGGCAATTGGTTTGGGCGTTCATGCCTATAACGCACAATTGCTTTGAACCGCCGACGTTCTTCTGATCTTAAATATTCAATCTTAAAAGTGTCTTCTAGTATGTTTCCGCCTGTAAACAATTGAGAAATGGCAATTGCCCCTGTTTCTATGTTGCCGTCACTGTCAGAAGGAACAGCGGGCGTCAAAGAAAACTTGCCGTCCGAAATAACAAAATTGCATAAGAAATTAGGGGCAAGATCCATTACAAACTGACGTAAGTTTGTCCTTTCAACTATCGGCCCATTAAAAAACAACTTGTTTGCACGCAAAAATTTTGATGTCTGTATCATTGCGTCTTTGTCTAATAACACAGGCTTTTCGCGAGTCATGCCTAACGACGCTCCAGCGCCTGCCGTTTGGTCGGTAAACAAGTAGTAAACAAGATCAGTAAATAAATTACTTGCACCAATAACGTGGTTGTTCTTTCCGTCGTAATTTTTCTTGTGTGGATGTAGCCGTTCCACCTGAATGCCGCCGCTTACCCAGCAACGAAGCTGATCCAATTGCGTAAAATTTCGCCCTGCCTTCAATGACAACCCAGCTAACGTCAAGTTATTGAAACGAGGGCTTGGGCTGTCACCCTTAGGACCAAGGTCGTTTTCTTGAATTTCGTTAACGTAAACAATCTGATGTTCTGGCTCGTTAGCGTTTGATTTTTCTACAAACTCACGGTAATGGCTAATATCAGAATATTGTGTTTGTTGAGCAAAGATAGCCTTGCCACTTAGCCCAGCCTTAGGAACGGTTTCGCTTATATTGTTTATTCGATACACCGCTCCAACCACTAAATAAGACGAGCGAAACGGATTGGTAAGCGTAATGTTTTGAGTATGCGTAAACTCTTCGCCTACTTCCCAGGTGTTGGAAGTGTCGCGTACAACAACTTTTACTGTTGGCGACGTCCATATACGCCTGTTAAAGCCTGTAAAGTTGTTGTCACTTTCAACAACTTGGCTTGTCAGCTCAGCAACTATTGTTTTGTTGTTTTGCTGTTCTGTAAATCTTCGCGTTTGAAATTCACCGAGACCATAGCCGCTAGCTGCTCCAAAAACTTCATGGTAGTAACCTTGGTTTCTTCCACCCATAACATCTATCTTACGAGTCTCTTCACATTTTCTAAATCTACGGCCAGACCAGTTCATTTGGGGGGAGCCTGGGGCTTGTATAAACGGATTAGTGTTGGGATACTGAGCTTTGTCAGAGCCTACTTCGGTCGATTGGTTTCCTCTTTTAACTTTAATTAAAGTATTTCCAGGGATATTTCCAGCACTGCCTAGCACTATTGGATGGTCTGGTTCTACAACCCAAGTGTGCGTTTCGTTCGAGTAGTGGTTTTCTGGAAGCTCTGTTTTCCTAAATTTCCATCGCAAGGTTACCCAGCTATATGGGTCTTCCTTGACAATCTCTTGGGTAATTGTTCTTTTGATGTCAGGGATACCATCTCCGCTTGCGGTGCCTAAAATGTCATAGGCAAATGCACCCATCTTCCCTGGAAGATCGTCATTGTTATTTGAAATATTGCCACCTGTGTCGCGCTGAAGCGAAATTCCTAATTCTGGACCTACGCCCTTATCGGCGTCAGGATAGCTTCTGGCTCGTGAAACAGAATTAGGGACGCTAATTGTTGGACCACCGCCTGTTGCGCTAGGCTCTCGCATAAATTCTTTGTTTGCCTTTATAGCCTCCTTTGTAATCTGATTGCCAACAACTTGAATATTTAAACCTGTTAGGCTTCCAGCATTAACTTCATAAGATAATATCTTGCTAGAAGACAATAGCTCTATCATTTGTGTTCCACCGTCAAGAAGTCTTAGTTCAGACGAAGAAACAGGCACAAATTCAAACTCAAGCTGAACGGCTCTAGGGTTAATAATGCGTATAAAATTGTACTGCGTTACGGGGCTAGTTCCTCGAACCACAAAATAAACTTCTTCACCAAGACTGTTTGAAGTATCTACGATTGGATTGGCGTCTTCGTTTGCTCCTGCTACTCCTGCTTTTTTTATAAAAAGACGAAATACTGAAGCGCGCATAATCGTGGCTGTAGTCGTCCCAACATCAACTGCGGTATTATCCTCTTGATAATCCCTTAAATCATTTTCGCCTATTAAGCTGCTGAAAGAACACAAACCGTTTAGTTTTTGATAAACAATGCTTTTAATTCCTATTTCTGTAACAATCGCGGGCCTGTTGTTTACAACAACCGCAGTTTCACATCGCGTTAAAGGAAAAAACGCTTCACCAACGTTTTGAGCGTCCGACTCTAATCCTCCTATCTTGTTTGGGCCTTCACCGTCAGGATTACTGTCTCCTATGTAATCTATCTCTAAAACATTGTCTTTGCTAATAATGCCAATCTTACTTGAAAGAGACTTGCTGGCATCAATGCACTCTAGCATTATCGCTTGATCTATGTTTCTGCCTTCACTGAAAATTGGGTCAAAGAGTTTTTTGGTTCTGCTAGTTACTTTCCAGAATGATCCTGCAATCGAAAATTTTTCGCCAACCTGCATAGCCTTATCTGCGGCCAATTGCATTGACAGTACCGATGAATTTATATCATCAACAAACTCGCCTTTGTCATTTTCATCTTGGTAATATTTAATATTTATCGAGCTTGCACTAAGCTTAAATTTTATTTTGTCACCTTTGACTATACTTGCAGTTGTTTTTAACTCAGTATCCGGAGGTTCTATGATAGATGAATCACTTTTTTTAATTAATTCAACAATTCCCATCCGCGGGGTATAGTTTCTTCCTAGGCTGACTTGATTAAAATCCCGAACGTCCTGCAGCAAGCCTTTAACTTTTTCACCGCCGTAACTTTTTCTTTCTCTTCTGAATAAATTTTGATCACCAGCAATCTTAATGCGGGCTAAAGTTGGCAGTCGTCCTGCCTTCTTTTTTACGTCATCACCAATAGCAATAATTCTATAATTTAACCTATAGCCAGTCCCATTTGCAATAGGAGCATACGTTCCAAACTGCGTGCTGTTGGCAGGCGAATACGCATGGCAAAAGGCTGAAGCGTCAGATTCATCTGGCAAAGGACAAAGGAAAACTTCTTCTTCTTTACCTTTACCTTTGTTATTATCGCCAGACGCATCAGGGTCTCCTGAATCTAAACTGCCCGCAGTACCATAAATCCTATCGCCATTACTTATTTTTCGACTAAAATCGCTATTTGGTTTCCAATAAAAAGCAAAGAAATCTTCAAATACGTGATCAAGCGCATTGTTTCCTAGGAAAATACCTTGAAGCTCTGGTTTTTTTATCCCGCTTGGGTTGTTTGAATAATCTTCGGAATCAATGCCATTCTCTAAACCTTGCTCTCCTACAACAAACAATAATTTGGCGCGTTGCGACATCCCATGGCTAAACATCCGGGACCATACAAGCTTGGGTGTAACGAGCATTCCGCCAACACCCGTAGCCTCGTCATACAGCCCAAAGACCAAAGGGATTGGCGCTGCGTAATCAGCAAGTTCAGCTA